TTGGATTCATTATACCATTTTTAGTTACACTCTTTACTAGAGGTTTGTTTACAGGGACTCTCTCTATGTTTTCCATTATCTTTGGTTCATAAAGTAGAAATCTAACTGTGCATACTTCCCATTCATAGGGAGGCAATGCTACTAAGTCTGCCGTTTCTTTACTAATTCTATCTGCTGCCATATTCTATTTCCATTTGTTCTTCATATATAAGTCTAAACTCTTCTACTGTAGGTATTTTTATATACAGTTTATTACTTATATTATATTTGTGTAATTCTCTCACATA